GAGCTGCACCCCAACCAGAACCAGCTACATAAAAATCTAATCCAGTATTTATTTGATAAGCTGCTACTGTGCTAGAACCACCATTACCACTATCAGATGAATTAGCTAAAACTTCACTACCAGTGGTATCTTTTGCTTCTATAGTAAAATTATTTGTATCTACTATAGTTGCTATCTCATATTCTTGATTTAAAACTGCTGCAGTAATATTACCACCTAATGATGCAGCATTAGTAAAAGTAACAAAATCTCCTTGTACTGCTCCATGTCCAGATTCAGTTACAGTTATAGTAGCATCATCATTACCAACTTTTGCAAATGTTGGGTCGCCAGCAGATGTTGTAAGTCTTATCGGAGTAATATCATTAAAAGTTGTACCTTCTTGCACATAAAGTTTTTTATGTGTGCCTAGTAGATTATATAAAGCTTGGTCTGCTGCTCTATACACATGTATTTTTCTACATGTTCCAATAAAAGAATTAGTACTATTTTTTTCCCAACCACCTATCTTTTCTGGTCTGCCTTTTCTAAATCTAACTTTATCTGCATCAAACCATCCACCTTCGTTAGAATAATTAGTGCCTTCTTTATTTATCCCAGGTTTAAATACAAATTTTGTTAAAGCCATAATTACACCTCATCCCAGTTCTCGCCTTGAAACAAAAGTGCTTCTGCTTCTCTGCGTCTGACTAAACCTTTTAAAACTTCACCATTAGCTTTATTCCATCTTCTTATTTCTCTTGGCACTTCATCCATTGTTTCTGGTGTAAGTTTTTTTCTTAATGTACTTGTTCGGAAGTTTGTAGGACCGAGATTGTATATCCAAGCTACGAGGGCATCAAATTGATTTTGATTTAACTGAACATTTACTAAGTCATTTATATAGCCCTCGTATTCTTTTAGTTCTTTATCAAGCATTGCCTCTGCCTTTTCTTTTGTCCATTCATCGCCTTCTTTAACGCCTTTAACATGCCCAAAACCTATTGTTAATTTTCCAGCAGGACATCTATAAGCTTTTAACTCGCACCCTTCAAATTTTTTTATAAGAGCTTTACCTTCCTCTGATATGTTCATATTGCTACTCATTTTCCTTTTTAGGTTGATTAGTAGTTACTGTTCTATAGTAAACAACTACATCTTTTAATTCTGTTATGTACCTTTTAATTTCTTGCATATTGTATGCCATCAATTCATAGTCAGGTATTGTCATAGCCAAGAAAACTAACTCACCTTCTTGTTCTTCTATAATTGCAAACTGTTCTTCAAAATTATCAGGAGTAATCGTTAGCCATTTTACCTCTCTTAAATCTATCTCTCTAGGCATGATAGGTTGTATTATCTTCCTATCTACAGGCTTTGTTTGTACTTCTATATTTTTAGTTGGAAGGAGACTGCAACTGCAAGCCATCATCAAGACTATCAACAGTGTCACTGAGTTTTTCAATGTCTTCCATAATGTGTTTAGTTCCATTATTTATTTTCCTTTGCATTTCTACTGGGTCTTCTAAAATCTTAGCAGTAAGTTTATAGTTTCTTATAAACTCTGAGTATCTATTTAACTCTCTTTCTGTTGCTTGATTTTTTAAAGTCATTTCTAATAATGAATTAGATTGTAATTCAAAATCAGCTTGTAAAGATTTTATAGTTTCTTTTTGTTCTGCTACAGCGTTCCCTAGTTTTAAATTATTATCTTTTAAAACTGCGTTCTCATTCCAAATGTAATAACACAAACCTGAAAGTGATAGTATTATTGCAAATAAAAATTGATACATTATATTTCCTCTATTTTGTAATTAAGACCTTCAGCTCCACGTATTTCTACTATCTCATCTTCCCTTGTTTTAAATTTGAGATGTTTTTCTTTCTTTACATAAAACTTTTTTACTACAAAACTTTGGTCATCTTTATCACCCCAAGTCGCATTATAACTAACTGTTAACTTGTAGTAAGTTATGAATAAACTTTTGAGCCACTCCCAAAATTCTGCCATATTAATTAGCCAGTGGATTCTTATCTAAGTCTTTTAGTTTTTCTTTTAACTCTTGTATGTCTTCTTTAGAATCAGAAAGCTGTACTTTTATTGCAGCTAACTCACTTTGTATTTCAGAAACATTAGGTATCTCTATACCATCTATTTCTTTTTCTAAAAACTCTACGCTTGTTTCTATAGCTACAAATCTCTCTTCTATAATTTGTACCTCGTTTTCATTATCACTAATGCCACCAATCTTAGATTCTAGATTTTCCAATCTATTTATATAGGTTGCACCTGTATAACCAAAACCAGCTAGTGTTCCGACTATTGACACTAAAGCTATTAGTTGTGTTGTTTTATTTTGAAACCAATCCATTATTCCTCCTGTAAGTTTGGTTGTTCTTGTATCAAGATATTCATAGTATTTATATTACTACCTGCTAAACCATAAAAGGCATTTATATTATCGTTCATAACTATGTCACTGTAAATTTCTTTAGCCTCATACCATGTGTCTTGTTTAGGCAACTCTAAAGTTTTATAGCTATCAAATCCAGGAACAAATCCTAAGTAAGCTACCAATGTAGTTTGGTCAGCATACTCACCTGTTTCTTCTTGTTGTTGTTGTATTTCTTCTTGTTGACTTTTAATATTATTTTCTATTATCTGATTAGCTATTTCATCAGCCTCACTTGCAGATACAACTCCTGATGTAGCAGAACTAATATCACCTTGTAAATTATTTATCTGTACTTCAGCCATAACCATTTGTCCGCCATCTGCAGTAGGTAAAGGTATTAAGCTTGTAGTAATGCTACCACCTATCTGTGAACCTATGCCTGACATATCTCCAGAATTTTGTGACATAGATAATATATTATTTGTCTGTACAGATGCAGATGCAATCTGGTCACTTATACTTGGTGAACTGCTAGTAGAGTTAGAACTACCAGCAAAGCTACTGCTAGAACCTGAATGTGTAGTAGAACTAGAACTATTACCACCTACACCATAGCCTCCTGAGTTAGAGCTTTGTGTACCATAATTAACACTATTTGCTGCAGCCTTTATAGAGTCAGCTACAATATTCATCTTCATAGCTTTTCTATCTTTGTTATCAGCAACTAACTCTTCTTCATGCAGTTCTAATATTTCTTCTTCTTCAGAAACTTCTTCTTCTAATTCTGCAACTTCTTCTTGCTCTTCTCTAATATCTTCTAATACTTCCTCTACTTCTTGCTCTATAATAACTTCTTCTCTTTGTTCTCTATCAGGTCTAGCATCCATTTGAGCTACTTCTTCGTGAGGTTCTTCGTGTCTACCTCTTTCATTTTCAAACCATTCATCTAATTCTTCTATACTATCAAACTCAACAAAAGTTGTTGGCTCTTGAAAGTCATCTATTAAAACAGTTTCTATTATTACTAACTCTGATATTAAAATATCATCACCTAAAGGAAGTAATGCTTGTGGCACATCGTATTCAGGCAGAGGTGCTAACTGACTTACTGGCTGCAAATTATATGGTATAGGTCCATCTGGACCTCCATGTGGACTATGCAAGTCTTCATGCCTAGATGTTATGCTCATAGGTGCAAAACCATCATCATTGAAATCAAAAAATATTGGCTCATCTAATAAAGGCTCTTCAAATATTTCTGCATCTCTAATAATGTTTACATCTACAAAAGGGTCGCCTAATAAAAAATCTTCATTAGAAAACATATCATCATGTCCAAACATATCTTGATGTTGCCCATCATTTCTTTGTCCACCAAAGTTCATATCATCTTCTTGAAAGAAAGCTACTGAGTCTTCTTGTCTATAGCCTGAACAAAATGGTCTATACTGAGGGTCTTCTTCACATTGTAGCTCATCATAAGCCTCATCATAGTCAGGACAACTTGTACTATACAACTGAGATAAATTACATTGTTGAGTTAATAATGCGTCAGCATAACCAGTACAACTAGAATCGTTTAGAGGGTTACTACAATCTATACTATGGTCTGAGCCATCACTATAAAGAGAACCACCATTTTCTAAAGTTGTATTAAAAGATGTATTGTTCCAATTTGTATTTACACAACTACTAGAGTTTGTTGTGCCTGTATTACATTCATCGTGAAATAAATATGTATATATTTTGTTAGAGTCAGGTCCTTGCTCACCTATTAAAACATCATGGTTTATTATATCTAAAGCACCATACCTATATTCAAATGTATGATTTGACCATAATATTATTTCAAAACTATTATCTGAACCACTACGATTGTACTCTCGCATATCGTACCAACCAAAAATCATTTTCTCACTATCACCATAGGACTTTATTCTAGAGTTATTATCTCTTATTAAATCTGTCCAAAAAGGATATAAAGTATTCTTGTATCTAGGTAATGGGTCTGGTGTAAAGTCTCCACAATAATCTGCATAAGCAGTAGATGTTAAGCCAAAATGCAAACATCCATTGGTAGCTATTCTTGCAAAATCAAAAGTATTACCATAAAAATTAAAGTCAAAAGAAAAGTCTATAACTGGTGAAATGCCATCATCTACAATCTCATATGCAAGCTCTCCTTGAAAAGCATTAGCATTTGTTTGTAAATGATATAAAGGTTGATTAGCCTCGTATATATATTGAGAATGTCCTTGCAAACAAAATATAAATACTAGCCATAAAATTCGTCTAAGCATTGTCTCCTACTTTTGTATTTTGATGCAAAAGGTTTGTCACCTAGAGGTGATGTAATTTTTTCACCCCAACTCCTTTTTCTCCAATTAGGATTTATTTGTTCCATACATTTTCGTAGAAAATCTTCTTCGGCTTGTTTTCTATCAGGTCTTTCCCAAGCATTAGAAATCCACTCTGCTTTTGCCTCATCACCTATTTTGCCATTGTATGGGCAAGGTGTGCCTGCTTTCCACATGGCTGCAAAGACTCTTTCATCTTGGCATAACAAAGCAACTGCTGCTACTTTCATGCCCATGTCATAAACATATTTAGAAAGTTTTAATCTTTCACAGTTTTCATCTCTGACACTCTTACCACCTGAGAAACCAAATATCTGTCCTTGATATGCTGCAGATAATCCAGTTGTACAAAGGTCCTGCGAATAACTCATTATGCTAGGAGCTATAGCAGATGCAGGTGGTGCTTTAGTATTTACATTTTGTGTGATAACTTGCTCCGATTTAGACTCATTGATGTTTCTGTTCGTATTATTAGAGGTTGTATTGTTTTCATTTATATTTGTGTTGTTTGTGTTTACATTCGAGTTTGACTCGCTGTAATTATTGTTGGTGTTGGTGTTGTTGGAGGTAGAGTTCGACTCGTTGTAATTACTATTAGTATTGTTGGTTGTGGTGTTGTTGTTTACATTTTGATTAACATTTGAATTTACAGTTGAGTTTGATGTGGATGTATTAACATTTGTGTTTGTGTTATTACTTGTGCTCGTATTTACATTAGTGTTATTAGCTGTAGAAGTAGATGTATTTACATTTGTATTATTGTTAGTAGCAGTGCTGGTGTTTGTATTAACATTAGTATTGTTAGCAGTTGATGTTGAAGTATTAACATTTGTATTCGAATTAGTATTTGTATTGGTATTAGTATTAGTATTAGTATTAGTATTATTTGTAGTCGTAGTATTTGTTGTGTTTACACCCTCACAATATTCTGAACCAACTGTGCAAGTACCTGTAGCCTGTGCCTGTAAATAATTACCGCACCATAATAAAATTGAGAATAAAATTAATCTAGTTATCTTCACCTTTAAACCCTTTTGATGAATTTGACGTGCCAGCATATAAACCAAACCATGCTGCACCTGCTCCTACTATTATTGATATTAAACCTGATTGTTCAAATGATGGTTCTTCGAGAGCCATAAACCACATAGTAGAATAATACAATAGAAAAATATAGACGCTTAAGAAAGCTCTGGGAAAAATACGCCATGAGTCTATAGCTCTCGCAAGATGTATCCATTTTTGATGAGGGTTAACATTACGTTTATCCTCTAAATCTCTAATTTTATCTTTTAAAGCACCTATCTCTTCCACCATAGCCATGAACTTCTTAAGGTCCATCTCGACCTCATTTCTGTCCATATCGCCTCTAAATCTTCCGTCTTCGTGCATTTACTTGTCCTTAGCTTTACCTATATTAAAAGCTAACCAATCTATAAATCTGTAATATTTTTTTATTACAGCATCATCTTTAGGAGTGTCGGTGCAAGCTGCTATCACAGATGCAACCATAACAAGCCAAGGTACAACCTGTACCCATCTTATTAAATATTCAAAAAATTCTAACATCATTACCTCCTATCATTTTTTGATTATATGTTTATTTACTTGGTATGTATATTTCTTGGTCTATCAAGATTTGTCTATTTACTAAATGTTCAGCAGCAATCTCATCTTTGCTTTGTCCTTTGTATGCAACTGCATGATGCTTATCAATCATTAGAAGATTAATATTTTTTCCATCACAATATATTTCTCCAAGAACTCTACCAAATTTACCTTTACCATCTACACTAGTCTTTATAACGTGCTCATCAGATGAAGCTAAACAAAAAGATAAAAAGTCTTTTGCAAGTTTACCTCTAGCCTTTTCATCTAAATCTCTGGTTCTAGATTCTGGAGTATCAATTCCAAATAAACGTACTCTACATTTATGCAGAATAGAAAAACCTAAATCAATAACAATATCTATAGTATCGCCATCAACAACTCTATCTAATTTAAACTTATACTCATACATTATTTTCTTTTACCTTTATGTAAACCATGTCTAGCATGTTGTTTACCTTTTCTAGTTGCCTCTCTTTTCTTTTTATTTGCTGCAGCTAATTTTCTTCTGCCTGCTGGACTAGACTTTAATCTTTCTATTTGTTTTCTAGGAGCATAGACTTCACCTGTTTCAGATGACTTCTTACCACTAGCTGTAGTCCAATCTTGACCTGTCCATGTTTTTAAACTCTTTTGTGTTTTTTTGAGTGCCATCTCATTCTCCGAATATAACTAAATATGAGTCAGCTTTTCTAGGTTCTTTAACGTGATATCTTTCAACAATATGAGGCACATCACATATTTTAAGAAGTTCCCAAAAAGGGTCTCTACCTGGGTCTGACATTAATAATTGTTTATTTTCTGATGTTATTTTTTTTATAAACTTTGCCCAGTCTTTTGTATGTTTCTTATAAAAACAAACATCACAGGCTATAAAGTAATCATAGTCGATATTAAAATCTTTAGAAAAAATATCATCATTTATAAATTTAGGATAGACATCATTTAGTTGAGATATAAATTCAAAGTATGGTTTAACCTTTTTATCTATATCAACACCCACTACATTAGCACCTTGCATTGCAAGATAAGAACTTAATACACCCCAGCCACAACCTAAGTCTAAAATTAAATTGTCTTCTGAAAATTTAAGGTTAAGTTTCTTTAAAGCATCTATAAGAACTAAACTAGAGTTCCATATTTTATAACCATGTATAGAATGATTGTTATATTTCTTTTTTAGTTTTCTTACTTCAGGATGTTTAGATGTTGGTATTTCTATC